AGTGGAGACCTATGGTCAGTCGATACTAAGACCGTTAAACGTGGTTGGATGTAAAGTAAGCATTTTATAAATAACCTTATAAGCAAAAAGACAGTGGTTTTTGTCAGTTTTTATATACAAGGAGAAGAAAATGGCATTTCAATTATCGCCAGGAGTCCTAGTTACTGAAAAGGATCTAACTAGCGTCGTACCAGCAGTCTCAAGTTCTGCTGGTGGGTACGCTGGTTACTTCCTCTGGGGACCTGTAAACGAAATTCAAACAATTTCGTCAGAAAACCAACTCGTTCGCGAGTTTGGTAAACCAACAAGCACAACAACAGTTCACTTCCACACTGCTGCTAACTTTCTTGGTTACGGCAACAACCTGCAACTAGTTCGCACAGTTGGCACAGCAGCAAGAAATGCTGTTTCAACAGGTACGGCAATTGCGATTAACAATCAAGATGTATATGATGCATCTTATGCTGCAGGCGAAGCAGCAGTAGGAACTTGGGCGGCCAAGTATCCAGGAGCTATTGGTAATTCTCTGAAGGTTGGTATTGCTGATGCTGCAACATTCGGTGAATGGTCATACGTTGCACAGTTTGATGGTGCTCCAGGAACCTCTGAATATGCAGCAAATTACAATTCATCTGGTGATGAAGTCCACGTAATTGTTGTCGATGAAGATGGCGCATTTACTGGTGTTGCTGGTACTGTTCTAGAAAAGTTCCCATTCGTTTCTAAGGCATCTGATGCTAAGAATTCTGATGGTTCTTCGAACTACTATAAGAACGTAATTAACGCACAATCAAAATATATTTGGTGGATGGATCACCCATCATCGATGACTGATTGGGGATCAACAGCAGCAGTTGCAGGCGCATTTGTCGGACTGAATGCACCAGAAAACGTTTCTCTCACAAGTGGTGTTGATGCTGCTCCATCTTCTGGTGACCTTCAAACAGGTTACGATCTGTTTGCTAACAAGGAACTTGTTGACGTTTCGCTTCTTCTGACTGGTGGACATGCTGTTGCTGTCGCTCAGCACGTGATCGACAACGTTGTCCTTGATCGTCTTGACTGTGTTGTTTTCCTTTCACCACCACTTGCAGCAGTTCAAAACAATGCTGGTGATGAAGCAGATGACATCGTAACATACAGAAATACAACTCTCGATCGTTCGACTTCATACGCTGTTATGGATTCAGGTTGGAAGGTTCAATACGACAAGTATAATGACACATATATCAATATTCCTTTGAATGCTGATACTGCAGGTCTATGCGCACGTACTGACAATACCAACGATCCATGGTGGTCGCCTGCTGGTTTCAATCGTGGCGCAATCAAGAACTGCGTGAAACTTCTGTATTCGCCAAACCAAACAGACCGCGATACTCTTTACAAGAATGGTGTCAACCCAGTTGTATCATTCCCAGGACAGGGTGTTGTTCTTTATGGTGACAAGACACTTCTTGCGAAACCATCGGCATTCGATCGTATCAATGTTCGTCGTCTGTTCATCGTTCTTGAGAAGGCAATCGCGACTGCTGCTAAGTTCCAGTTGTTCGAATTCAACGATGTCTTCACTCGTTCGCAGTTCAAGTCACTAGTTGAACCATTCCTCCGCGATGTTCGTGGTCGTCGTGGTATATATGACTTCCGTGTCGTTTGCGACGAATCAAATAACACTGGCGAAGTAATTGACCGTAATGAGTTTGTTGCAGATATCTACATCAAACCTGCTAAGTCAATCAACTTCATCTACCTAAACTTCATCGCAACACGTACCTCGGTATCGTTCGAAGAAGTTGGTGCCTAATAACCCGAATAAATAGAATTATAGGAGAAATCTAATATGGATATTTCAAAGTTTAAAGGGTTACTAGGTGCTGGTGGTGCAAGACCAAACCAATTCCGTGTATTACTCAACTGGCCTGGATATGTAACATCCGTTCCTGATAGAGAATATGCGCTGTTGGTAACTGGTGCTGCCCTTCCTGCATCAACAGTAAACCCAACTCTCGTTCAGTATCGCGGACGCGAAGTGAAACTCGCTGGTGAGCGTATCTTCGATCCGTGGACAGTAACAATCATCAATGACACTGAAATGTCGCTCCGTAAACCATTCGAAGAGTGGATGACAGGAATGAATGATCTGGAATTGAACACAGGTGTTCTTACACCAACTGAATATCAAGCAGATATTATCGTTCAGCATCTCGATCGTAATGATGAAGTTCTGATGGAATACACACTGTATAACTCATTCCCGATTAACATGTCGGAAATTGGTTTGCAATATGGTCAGAATGATGTAATCGAAGAGTTCACAGTAACATTCAATTACTCACACTACCTAACTAACACACTTTAAGAGTAATCTAATATTATGGAAATTTTTGGTTATAAGATTACACGATCTTCGGAGCCACCAACGGAAAAATCGTTCGTGGCTCCGACAGACGACGGTGGCACAGATGAAATTAAAGCAGGTGGTTACTACGGAACCTATCTAGATTTAGATGGGACTGCCAGCACAGAACAAGAACTGATTAGACGCTATCGTGACATTGCTGGAATGGCAGATGTCGACACAGCAATTGATGATATTGTTAATGACTCCATATCAAATCTTGATGACGAAGATCCAATTAGAATTAATCTGGATAACGTAGAGGTTTCTGCGGGCATCAAGAAAGATATCGAAAAAGAATTCGAAGAAATCTTAAGAATCTTAGATTTTAAACTAAGAGCGCACGATTACTTCCGTCGTTGGTATGTTGATGGGAGATTATTCTTTCACAAAGTTATCGACACAGCAAACCCAAAGCAGGGTCTAACTGATGTTCGATACATCGATCCACGGAAGATTAAAAAAGTTCGTGAGATCATCAAAGAAAAAGACACAAAGACTAATGTCGATTTCATCAAACGTATTGATGAGTATTTTCTCTTTAACGAGAAAGGTGTAGTACACCAAAAGTCAGCAAGCGCGAATGATTATTCAACCAGCGCGAATGCACTTAGAATCACAAAGGACGCTATCTGCCATGTTCCTTCTGGTCTTGTTGATCAGGATAAGAACGTGGGATTGTCGTATCTCCATAAAGCAATACGTCCAGCAAACCAACTCCGCATGATGGAAAACGCACTGGTGATTTATCGTATCACTCGTGCTCCTGAGCGTCGAGTATTTTATGTTGACGTTGGTAACCTACCTAAGATTAAAGCGGAACAATACCTCAAGGGTATTATGAACCAGTATCGTAACAAGATTGTTTACGATTCAAACACTGGTGAAATCCGTGACGATAAGAAATTCATGTCAATGCTTGAAGACTTCTGGTTGCCTCGCCGCGAAGGTGGTAGAGGAACACAGATCGAAACACTTCCTGGAGGGGAAAACCTTGGGCAGATCCAAGACGTTGAATACTTCCAAAAGAAACTATATCAAGCATTGAATGTTCCAATCTCGAGACAGCAACAGCAATCAGGTTTAAACTTTGGTCGTGCTGCTGAGATTAATCGTGACGAATGGAAGTTTACAAAGTTTATTGCTAGACTTCGTCGTCGCTTCTCGTTAATTTTTGATGACCTCCTAAAGACACAGTTGATTCTCAAGGGAATCATAACTGAAGCAGACTGGGAAGCAATCAAATATAAGATTCAATACAACTATGCAACTGATGCATATTACACAGAATCAAAAGAACAGCAAATCCTTCAGTCTCGTATCGAGATTCTGAATGGAATGGCGAATTATATTGGTTCGCTCTACAGCAAGGAATATGTCCAAAAGAATATTCTGAAACTTACTGATGATGAGATAGCAGAAATCGAAGCAGCGAATGAAGCAAATCCACCAGAAGTTCCACCTGCAGAAGAGCAACCGCCACAACCAGAACAAACTGAACAAGGATAATTATTATGGAAAACAATGTAGCAGATTTAATAAATAGCATTGAAAGCGGTACTCTTGCCGATGCAGAACAAGTATTTAATGATATTATGGACATTAAAGCGGGAACTGCATTAGATGCATACAGACAGCAGATTGCCATGAACGTTTTTAATGGTCAAGAATCAGAACCTGAAGAAGAATCTGATACTGACACCCAAGACGAATCAGATGAAGACTTTACGGGAGAAGAAGATGCTGAAGTTTAAAGATTTAATGGAAAGAATCAATGAAACTCGCTCATTGAATCTTGAAGAAGTTGAGCAGACCGACGAAGCACTAAAGGGTAATCAACATAAGATTGATGCCAATAAGAATGGTAAGGTTGACGGACACGATTTCAAGATTTTGCGTAATGCAAAGAAAGCAAGATACCAGTAAGGAATAACAGATGGCGACTAAAGCAGTTCTCAAACTAACACAGGTTCATGGTGTTGTAAAGGTGCGTGGTACTGGGTCAGCCACAATTGCACTTGCTACGGACTTGAAGAAAGCATCAGAAACCCAGTCTTCACCAAAGGCAAATATTCGCACTCTTCATTGGGCACTATCGGTAGGTTCTACTGCTACTATTACTAGAAATAGTGTTGTCCTATACTATCTTTCTGGTTCAGGAAAGATGGAATTTATGGGATGGTCAGACAATGAAGAAAATGGATCCGACGTTGTTGTCGATTTCTCATCGGGCACTGGATCTGTAGTTCTGGAACTCGCTAAGATCTCTGGTTATGGTCCGCAGCAACATCAAGACCAAGGAGATCTAGGATAATGAAACTTATTACTGAAGTCGTTGAAGACGTAAACCTATTAGTCGAAGAAACAAACGGCAAGAAAACACACTTCATTGAAGGTGTGTTTCTACAATCCAATTTGGCAAACCGAAATGGTCGTGTTTATCCAAAAGAGATTATGTCAAAAGAAGTTGAAAGATATAATGAAAGTTATGTCAAATCAAATCGTGCTCTTGGCGAACTCGGTCACCCAGATGGTCCATCGATCAATCTAGATCGTGTTTCTCACATGATCGTTTCTCTCAGAGAAGACGGTGATAATTATATTGGTAAAGCAAAACTCATGGATACTCCAATGGGTAATATTGCTAAAGGTCTTATCGAAGGTGGTGCTAAACTTGGTGTTTCATCCCGTGGTATGGGTACATTGAAAGCAAACAAAGACGGTATCAATGAAGTCCAGGACGACTTCTATCTTGCCACTGCTGCTGACATTGTGGCAGATCCTTCTGCTCCTGACGCATTCGTCCAGGGCATTATGGAAAATAAAGAATGGGTTGTGGTTAATGGTGTATGGACTGAGCAAGCATGCGACATGTCTAAGAAGTTGATCAAGAAAGCATCCAGAAAAGAATTGGAAGAAGCGAAGTTGAGAGTATTTGAATCTTTCTTAAATCGTATCTCCCGTAAAACAAAAGTTTTATAAATATTATATAATCTCGAATTCTAGGAGAAGCAAATGAATGTAGAAAACAAGATCAGAGAGTTGCTTAATAAAAAGCAACTATCCGAGGAAAATGCTGGTCCAATGGGCGCAGCAAAGGGTAAGGATACATCAATTCCAGCGAAAACTGCAGGCGATACAAAAAATCCTCGCCAAGGTTCTTCGGAAGATGCAACCATTTCAAGCGAACGTGATCAGGAAACTGATAATCCAGGTGCTAAAGAAGCAGCACCAATCGCTGACAACAAGAGCAAGATTTCGCAATCAGGCGCTGGCGCTGCACCAAACTTCAGCACTGTTGCTGATCCAACATCAGTTGTAAATCAAGCATCGTCAAAGGGTAATGTTCACCAAGAAGAATTCGACCCAGAAGATGACGCAGATCTAGACGATGCTGAAGATGCAGATCTAGAAGATGACGCAGATCTAGATCTTGAAGAAGATTTTGCTGCCGATCTAGCAACTCTTTTTGATGGCAATGAAAATCTAACAGAAGATTTCCGTAGCAAGGCATCATCGCTCTTTGAAGCAATGGTTGTTGCTCGTGTAAGTAACGAAGTAGGACTCATCGAAGACCGTCTGGTTTCAGAAGCCGCTGAGTTAATGGAAGAATATAAGTCGGAACTCGTAGAGAAGGTTGATTCTTATCTCGGTTACGTAATTGAAAATTGGATTCAAGAAAATCAACTAGCAGTGGAAAACGGTCTCCGTACTGACATTGCTGAAGATTTCATTGAAGGTCTAAAGACACTTTTCGCAGAGCATTATGTTGATGTCCCAGAAGACAAATACGATGTTCTAGGTGAAATGCAATCACAGATTGAAGAAATTTCTTCGAAACTGGATGAAGCAATCGCTGCTAATGTAGAACTACACAATGCTAATATCGAACTCAACAAAGAAAGTGTTCTTTCTGTCGTTGCAGAAGGTTTAGCAAAAACAGACGCTGAGAAATTCAAGTCGTTGGTCGCTGATGTAGAATTCGAGAATGCAGATATCTTTGAAGAAAAACTGAATGTCATCAAGGAAAATTATTTCCCTAAGACTAGAACTCTTTCAGAAGAGAAGTTTGACGATGGAGTTGAAAATGACTTCAGCGAATCATCAACGGTAAGTCAGTATATCAAGGCACTTGACGTACTTTCTGCTAAAAATTAATTTTATATAAATAAATCTATTGAACACCTAAAAGGGGAAAACTAAATGTTTCTTTCAGAGCAACTAACAAAAAAGTGGGAACCAGTTCTCAACCATGACGGACTTGGCCAGATCTCAGACAAATACAAGCGTGCAGTTACTGCTGTAGTTCTTGAAAACCAAGAGAAGGCACTTCGTGAAGAGCGTACTGCTCTTTTCGAAACTCCAGCAAACAACATCGCTGGTACTGGTGATAGCAACATCGATCGCTACGATCCAATCCTAATCTCGCTCGTTCGTCGTGCGTTGCCAAACCTAATGGCATACGACGTTGCTGGCGTTCAACCTATGACTGGTCCAACTGGTCTTATCTTCGCGATGAAGTCGAAGTATTCGACACAGGCAGGAGCAGAAGCACTCTTCAACGAAGCAGATACAGACTTCTCTGGTGCGGCATCGCCTGCACACGATGGTTCGAACCCAGTTGATGGTACTTACACCACTGGTCTTGGTATCGCAACAGTAGACGCTGAGCAACTTGGCGAAACTGGTGGAACTGACTTCAACGAAATGGCATTCTCGATCGAGAAAACAACTGTAACTGCTAAGACACGTGCGCTAAAGGCAGAATACACAGTAGAACTCGCTCAAGATCTCAAGGCAATTCACGGTCTTGACGCTGAAGGCGAACTTTCCAACATCCTTTCACAAGAAATTCTTGCTGAAATCAACCGCGAAGTTATCCGTACGATCTACAAGGTTGCTAAGACAGGTGCTGCTTCGACTGCAACTGCTGGTACTTTCGATCTTGACGTTGACTCAAACGGTCGTTGGTCGGTTGAGCGTTTCAAGGGTCTTCTGTTCAACATCGAACGTGACGCTAACGTAATCGCTCAAGACACCCGTCGTGGTAAGGGTAACTTCATTATCTGTTCGTCAGACGTTGCTGCTGCTCTTGCAATGGCAGGTATGCTTGACACAGGTGGTGCACTTAATGGTTCGCCAACTCTTCAAGTTGATGACACAGGCAATACCTTCGTTGGTACGCTGAACGGTCGTTACAAGGTATTCGTTGATCCTTACTCAGCAAACACTGGCGCTGCATCGCAGTTCTATGTTGTTGGTTATAAGGGTGCTAATGCTTATGACGCTGGTATCTTCTATTGCCCATACGTTCCACTACAAATGGTTCGTGCTATCGACCCTAACACCTTCCAACCAAAAATTGGTTTCAAGACTCGTTACGGCATGATCGCTAACCCATTCGTAACTCAGTCGAACGGTACAACTGACGGTGATACATTCACTGCCAACCGCAACCAATACTATCGTCGCGTTAAGGTTACTAACCTTATGTAATCGATACCTCTCCGTTAGAGAGAGGGTTGCTAAGAAACTGGGGGGAGCAGAAATGCTCTCCCCATTTTCATTATAAATAGTATGAAACAAATGAGGGTAACATGGTATTAAAAACATCACTTGGTGTAACAGAAGCGAACTGGGTTAATCAACAACCCAGTGATCTCGATTATCTGAAACCAAATGGATTTAAATTCCAGATTCACAATCTACCAAACGTTTCGTATTTCTGTCAGGCAGCAAATATTCCAGCGATACAACTTGGTTCGCCTACATTCCAAACACCATTGTCAGATATTCCAGTTCCAGGCGATAAACTAGCATACGGCGATCTGGTGATCAGGTTTCTTGTTCAAGAAAATATGAGCAACTACATCGAATTGTATAATTGGTTAATCGGTCTTGGGTTCCCAACAGATCGTCAGCAATACAAAGATTGGAACGAGGGTCAAAGATACAGATTCCCAGCAGTTTCTGATAAAAGACTTGGCGCACTAGGTAACTTCTCTGATGCAGACTTCTTTATTCTCGACTCTGATAATAATCCAAACGTAAAGATCTCATACTATGATGTGTTTCCCGTGAGTCTAGAGGGTCTTGACTTTGACATCAGTACTGGTAGAGCAGACTTCCTACAAGGTATCGCCGCATTTAAATATCGACATTATGAAATTACACCACTTTAAGTATTGACTTTCGCGCAATTTTATAGTATGATTATATTATTTTTCTATTGAGGGCATTATGAAACTATCTGAAATCCAAGAGTCATGGTCTAATGACTGTAAGATCGACCAATTAAATCTTGGTCCGGAATCAACTAAGACACCAGAGTTGCATTCCAAGTATCTTAACATACTATCAAATTCCAAACTGCAGTTGCGCAAGGCAGAGGCAGATTATTATCGCTTGCGCAGAACTAAGATGCGGTATTATCGCGGAGAACTTACACGCGAAGAACTAGAAGAACATGGATGGAATCAATACCAAGGTCTCAAACCACTAAAGAATGAGATGGATGATGTTCTTCAATGTGATGAAGAGATGATCAAACAGCAAGATAAGATTGATTATATCAAAGCAGTCCTATACCAATTAGAGCAGATTCTGCGGTCACTAAATAGTAGGACATGGGATATTAAGTCCGCGATTGAGTGGACCAAGTTTACAAATGGATTAATGTGACCGATCTAACCATCACTAAAAAAGATGAAGTGTATCTGAATGTGGAATGCGACCCTAGCATTGCACAGGAACTCAACGACTACTTTACGTTTGATGTTCCAGGAGCAAAATTCATGCCGACCTATCGTGCAAAGATATGGGACGGTAAAGCACGTTTGTTCAACATGTGGACTAAAGAACTTTACGTGGGTCTTCTTCCATATCTAAGAGAATTTTGCCAGCGTAATGATTATGAGATGGACGTTCAGATCGAACGTATCGGCGATCCAATAACCTACGAAGAACTGGTTGAATATGCTGACTCGTTGAATCTTCACTCGCAGGGTCAACCGATCGAGGCGAGAGACTACCAGTTAGATGCTGTCAAGTATGCGATTCGCATCGGCAGAACTCTGCTACTGTCACCAACTGCATCTGGTAAGTCATTGATCATATATCTGCTAATGCGTTACCACCAGAAGTTTGGGCGCAAGCAATTGATTATCGTTCCAACAACTTCCCTAGTTGAACAAATGTATAAGGACTTCCAAGATTATGCCTCGGAAACAGACTGGAAAGCAAGTTATAATTGCGCGAGAATCTATTCAGGGTTCGAGAAGTCGAATGAGTATCCCATTACTATATCAACGTGGCAATCCATCTACAAATTACCTAAAAAGTTTTTTGATGAGTTTGATGTTATATATGGAGACGAAGCGCATCTTTTCAAAGCGAAATCGCTGACGTCAATCTTCAATAAGTGCACCAAGACTAAGTTTCGCATCGGAACTACTGGTACTCTCGACGGGACTAAGACGCATAAGTTAATTCTCGAGGGTCTGTTCGGTAAGGTGCATAAGGTTATCTCGACCAAAGAATTAATGGATCAGGGATCCGTCGCAGATCTAGACATAACTTGCATCGTATTGGATTATGCAGATGAAGAGAAGAAAGCACTAACGAAGTATACCTACCAAGAAGAAATGGACTGGTTGGTAACACACCAAAAACGCAACAACATAATCAAGAATCTAGCAACCACACAAAAAGGCAACACGCTGGTGCTATTTCAGTTTGTTGAGAAACATGGTGCGGTGTTGTATGACTTGATCAATGAGAAGGTCGGAAAGTCTCGTCAGGTTTTCTTTGTTCATGGTGGAACTGACACTCAACAACGCGAGAAGGTTCGAGAGATTACCGAGAAAGAAAAAGATGCAGTGATCATCGCATCATACGGCACGTTTTCGACGGGAATAAATATAAGGAATCTACATAATGTCATATTCGCTTCTCCCTCGAAATCTAGAGTAAGAAATCTCCAGTCGATTGGTAGAGGATTGCGTAAGGGGGATGACAAAACTTCCTGTCGTCTTTTTGATATTGGTGATGACTTGTCTTGGAAAAGCAGAAAGAATTACACCCTACTACACATGATAGAGAGAATTAAGTTATATAATGAAGAAGGTTTTAGATACAAACTCGTGAGGATATCTACTGATGGAAACACCAAAGGTAATTAAATTTAAGAATGGCGATTTAGTAATCGCATCGATAAGAGACAGTGAATCGAACGATTTATTCTGGATGGATAATCCCATTGCGGTGGTTCCCTATCCTATGATTCAAGAAGATGTTGTCGGGGAAACGTTTCTTCTGAAACCATGGATTGGTATTACAACAGAGAAGATTTTCCTCGTACCCAAGTCTGAAGTAATTACTGTCTGTCTTTTGAGAGAGAACCTTCTAGAACAGTATCAAAAATATATTTCCGGAGAAGTAAAACTTCCCGAGGAGACCCAGGAGGGAAACTTAGATCTCGACCTGCTCCACTCCCGACTGCTCAGAAGCAGAAACCTACTCAATTAAGCAGTAGTAAAGCTATTATTCATCATACTCGACATAGTCATTATACCTCGAATCGCGAGTGTTGTCAAGCTATATACTGAAATAATAGTGAAAAAAAATCATTGACTAATAAGAAAAAATATAGTATAACGGTATGTATAGATGGAGTTATAAATGACTGAAATACCAGAAAAGAATGTGAAAAAACCATTCAAAAAGAATAAGAAAAACAACATACATTATGTAGATAACTCTAAGTTTTTAGAAGAGATTACTAAGTATAGAGATAGTGTTCTTGCTGCAAAAGAAGCAGGTACATTGAAACCACGTGTCCCGAACTATATCGGAGAATGCTTCCTAAAGATTGCAACTCACTTGGCATACAAGAGTAACTTTATCAACTACACATATCGAGAAGAAATGGTATCAGATGGTATCGAAAATTGTATTACTTACATCGACAATTTCAATCCTGATAAATCCAAGAATCCCTTCGCGTATTTCACACAGATAACATACTATGCCTTTCTGCGACGCATCGCTAAAGAGAAACGTCAGCAACAAACTAAGTATCGATACATGAGAAACATTGATGTTCATGACTTGATTACTCAAGACCACGATACAGGTGACTATGGTAATGAGTTTATTGACTATGTCAAGAAGCAAATGGACATGATTGATGAGTTCGATAAACCCGATGCACCAAAGGTCAATAACTTACCGAAGCGTCGACCGAAATATTTAGACCAAAAAATCATTGACAATTCTCTTGATATAGAGTAGAATGGATTTATTAAAGTTTGTTAAAGGAGTTGTATATGACTGAAGTAAAAACTAACAAGTACGTTGCATGGTTTACAGAGAATGGGTTTACGGCAGGGTTGGCGATTTTATTTTTTGTGATCATTGGGTCACTGGTGGGTGATGTCATCAGTCACAGGAATAGTGTTCAGGATGTTTCTAAGCAGAATGCAGGGTGCATCTATCTGGAGTCAAGCGATCTTGGTGCCGAACAACACTACATGATCTGTGACGGCCAGATTGTTCTTAAGCGTCGCACCGAAGAAGGTGATGTAGAAACAACGACTGAAGAAAAGTTGGAAGAAGTAGTTCCTACTGAAGCGAAACCTACTACACCTGTAAAGTAATTAGAAAGTTCGAGTATGAAGGTTGCGTTGATCACAGACACTCACTTCGGTGCTAGGTCTGATTCTATTCCGTTTGATAACTTCTTCGCGAAGTTTTATACTGAGGTGTTTTTTCCTCATCTAGAACGGGAAGGAATCAAGACTATTATCCATCTTGGTGATGTCTTTGATCGACGCAAGTTTATCAATTACAATACGCTGAAGAAGTGCCGCGAGTATTTCTTTGACAAGACTCGCGATCTTGGTATTGATGTCCACATGATTGCAGGTAATCATGACACATTCTTCAAGAATACCAACGAAGTAAACTCTCTAGATTTGCTGCTGCGCGAATACGAGAATGTTATCACATATTCCAGCGCAGAAGAAATCGTTCTGGGTGGTAAGAATCTATTGCTGGTGCCATGGATTTGTTCTGGTAACTATGATGAAACCATGGAGGTTGTAGATAAAAGTAATGCACAAGCAGTATTTGGACACTTTGAATTTTCAGGTTTTGAAATGTATCGTGGGCACAAAAATGATCACGGAATGGGCACTGAACGTTTTGATAGATTTCCTCTCGTATGTAGTGGTCATTTCCACCATCGCAGTCGTACTGGTAATATTCTGTATCTTGGTAATACCTATGAGTTTACTTGGTCTGACTATAATGATCCTCGAGGGTATCACATATATGAGACGGAAACTAATGAGGTAGAGTTTTGTGAAAACCCATTTAAAATCTTTCATAAGTTGTACTATGATGATACTACTGGCGATCCTAATAGTATGGACCTTGGAGCAATTAGTGGCAGTTGTGTAAGACTAATCGTAGTCAAAAAAGCAGACTTCTATAAGTTCGATCGCTTTGTGGATAAATTGTATGACTTGAATTTAATCGAATTGAAAATCATCGAAGACTTCTCTGAGTTCGAAGCAGATGTAATTGAAGAAGATAAACTAGATGTAGAAGATACGATGACTGTTCTCTCTGATTTTGTTGACACCGTCAGTACCGATCTCGATAAAGATAAGATTAAGAACATGTTAAGGACTTTGTATATTGAGGCACAGCACGTTTCTGTATGATTAATTTTAAAACAATTCGTTGGAAGAATCTTCTTTCGACAGGTAATGCTTTCACTGAAATAAAACTCAATCGTTCGCCTAGCACTTTAATTGTTGGTGAGAATGGTGGTGGTAAATCCACTCTGCTCGATGCTCTTTGCTTTGGATTGTTTGGTAAACCTTTCCGTAGTATTAATAAACCACAACTGTTGAATTCAATCAATAAGAAAAACCTTCTGGTTGAAATTGAGTTTGATATTGGCGGTAAAGATTATAAGATTATTCGTGGTATTAAACCTAACATCTTTGAGATTCAATCTGGTGGTGAAGTAATCAATCAGGATGCTGCTGCTCGTGATTACCAGAAGTATCTCGAGGAATCAGTTCTCAAACTTAATTACAAGTCGTTTACTCAGATTGTTATTCTAGGGTCAGCATCATTCACACCATTCATGCAGTTGCCACCATTTGTTCGTCGTGAAATTATTGAGGACATTCTTGATATTCAAATCTTCACGACAATGAATACTGTTCTGCGTGACAAGATGAACGAACTTAAAGACAGTCTCCATGATGCTGACAGTAAACTGGAAGTCCTAAAGCAGAAGGCAACCATTCAGAAAGAGTATGTCGATACGCTTGAAGCAAACAAAGAGAAGAGAGTTGATGAAATATTGGGGCGCATTGACGAGGGCGAAAGGCAGATTGAGACTCTTACCAATCTCACCAAGGACTTGGAGGTGGAGAAAGTCTCTGTTGAAGAAACCCAAAAAAGTCTCGGAGATCTCGTCACTAAGCAAAAGAAACTCGAATCTTTTAAAACCAAGTTTTCCACCCAACTCCGAGATCTCAAAAAAGAGATTTCGTTCTACAATGAAACAGATGAATGTCCGACGTGTCAACAAGGCATTGCTCACGATCATAAAGAAACCATCGTATCATCCAGACAAGAGAAAATCGAAGAACTATCTTCGGGAATGGATAAGTTACAAGAAGAGTTTACAAAACTTGAGGAACTTATCGCGGAAAATGAAACTCTTTCCGAAGAGATTTCAGGATTGAACAAAGAGATTATCGCTAACAATAATGAGATGATTGTCCAACAGCGTCTAATCCAAGCACTAAATCTAGAACTGAACGACATCACTACTAAGACTGCAGATATTGATGAGGAAAAGAAGAAACTCAAGTCATATGCCAAGGAAGTTCTAACACAGAACGAAGAGAAGGCGAGACTGAATGAAGAAAAGCATTACATGGAAGTTGTCTCGACGCTGCTCAAAGACACTGGTATTAAGACTAAGATTATTCGTCAGTATCTTCCAGTTATCAATAAGTTGGTGAATAAATATCTACAAGCAATGGACTTCTTCGTGCAGTTTAATCTTGATGAGAAGTTTGATGAAACTATCAAGTCTCGGCATCGTGATGACTTTAGTTATGCTTCGTTCTCAGAAGGTGAAAAGCAACGTATCGACTTGGCGCTTCTCTTTACCTGGAGAACAATTGCTAAGATGAAGAACAGCGTAGCAACTAATCTGCTTATTCTAGATGAGGTGTTTGACTCCTCGTTGGATAATAATGGCACCGATTATGTTATGACATTGCTTGATACTGTGGGCGAAGATACTAATGTGTTTGTTATCAGTCACAAGGGTGATCAACTGTTTGATAAGTTCCGTAGTTTGATTAAGTTTGAAAAGAAAAATAATTACAGTGAAATGGTGGTATAATGGAATTACTTAAATTTACAGACCCTGCTTTGCGCAAGGTTCCAGAAATATTTGACTTTGAAAATGCAAATGCACAGGAACTCGCCGATACTTTGTGGGAAGAATGCCGTCGCCTACAGGGACTTGGACTTTCTGCCAATCAGGTTGGTATCGACTCTAAGGTTTTTGTGATGGGATCTGATGAAACGAATCGTAAGAATGTTTTTAATCCTCAAGTAGTTTCTGTCTCCAAGGATACAGAACTTGCACGGGAGGGTTGCTTATCATATCCTGGATTGTGGTTGTCTGTAAAACGCCCTAAGCAAGTTACTCTTTCATATCAAACAGTTGATGGAACCCATGTTGTGGAAACTTTTGTTGGTCTTCAAGCGAGGATCGCCCAGCATGAATTTGATCATATGGAAGGATTGAATTTCTCTGATCATGTATCACAGTTGAAACTCGATATGGCACTCAAGTCTTTAAACAAACGAGCAAGAAAGTATCTGAGGAAATATGTCAAACACAACCTATGATTTTGGATTCACATTTGAAGATCCAATCGAAGTAAACAATCCAACAGCAACAACCACACAAGTAACAGTTGATACTGGTGATCTCAAAGATGAGATTATGGCAAAACTTTACGACATCGAGTCTCGCATTCTGACTGCAGACCAGTCACCAATGATCTCTGAACACAAACGACTCGTTGAAATGGAAGTATCAGAGAAACTAAAACAAGTCGAAGATCTGATTCTTCCCTTACTTTACAACCTGATGAAGAATCCTGAGAAGGAGTATATTCATTGGCCAAACAGGATACCAATTATTGATGCACAAATTGACAAAATCACCGCGATCACGCGACACTATGAGTGAGAATGACCTGCCCTTTTTTCCCAAACCTAAGTTCTTCCAGCAACCAGTAGCAACTGCTGTAACATTTTATCTCTGTGGTGAAATTAAACCAGCGGAAGATTATGTTGAATGGTTCCAGATTCTCCGAGCAGCAGGTGAAACAGATATAATCTACATTCGCATTAATAGTGAAGGTGGTGACTTGTTCTCTGCTTTACAACTGGTTCGTGCGATGCAGGAATCAAATGCCACTATCGTCTGTTCGGTTGAAGGTATTTGTATGAGTGCTGCGACTTTGATATTCTTATCGGCAGACAGGTTCGAACTCTCTGACCACACCATGTTCATGTTCCACAATTATTCCAGTGGCACAATCGGTAAGGGTGGTGAGATGTATGATCAAATCACACACTTCAGGTCTTGGTCAGAAAAATTGTTCGACTCATTCTATAAGGACTTCTTGACTCCTGAAGAAATTAAGTCGATGCTTGACAACAAGGATATCTGGTTGGATGCCGACGAGGTCGCGAAGCGTCTAGAGAAGCGTATCGTGGCACAAGATCCGCCAGAAGAAACTCAACAACCAAAACGTGCAAGAAAAAAACCAGTAACGAATAAATAGGCTTGACTTTTACGGAAAAAGCAGGTATAGTAATTCTATGATTGGTTTTAAAGATTATATTTACGAACGCGAAGAGGGTGCTGGTCTGACCATTTGGGACATAGACGAGACCCTCTTCAACACTAAGGCACTCATCTATGTAATGAAGGGTGGCGAACTGGTTCGTAAACTTTCAAACCAAGAGTTTAACACCTACAAACTGGGTGCTGGTGAGTCCTTTGACTTCCGCGAGTTTCGCGATGCCAAGCACTTCCGCGATACATCTGAACCTATCGCGAAGGCAATTAATAAGTTGATTGCCATCCACAAGAACGTCAAAGCAAAAGGCAGCAAGATGATTGTTATCACTGCTCGCGCTGACTTTGATGACCGTGACGTGTTCCTAGATACCTTCCGCAAACAAAACATCGACATTGACGATATCCACGTGCATCGCGCTGGTAATCTTAATGCTCCGAACTCTGCAGAAGGCAAGAAAATCTACATCAAACAATATCTCGATACAGGCAAATACGCTCGCGTTCGCCTGTTCGATGATGCCGCATCAAATCTTGAAATGTTCAAGGGTCTTGCTAAAGAATATCCGAACATCAAGTTTGAACCCTACCTCGCTCATCACGACGGAACGATGACGAAATATTAGGGCTTGACATTTCATTCGTTTTATAGTAGAATGGAATAATAGAAGGAGAAAGTGTATGATTAAGAATATTGTTTCAAGTTTGATTGCTCTCGCTGTGATTGCAACTCCTGTTGCTGCTGAAGCACGTCATCGTGATGGTAATGGTTGGGAACAAGGCAGGAATGATCGCCAACATAGACGTTCGCGTATTAGCACTGGTGAGGCAATCGCTATCGGCGTAGGTGCCTTCATCCTTGGTGCTGCTGCAAGTCGCAGACAACCCGACGAACGTGCGACCGATCGCGAAGTCTTTGAGCGCGAATATGATTATCACTATCGTCGTCCTGTCTGCCGTGAAATTTTTACCAGCGGTGTAGACAGATATGGTGACTACTACGAAAAGCGCATCACCCGCTGTAATTAATTTATCCTGAAAGTAATTTTAGGGCTTGACTTTTGCCTCGTTTCGAGGTAGAATGAAATATATTAATTGATGAGGTTTCGTGATGTCTATTTCCCATAAGTCTACCCTTGCTAAATTGCTCGCTACTGAGAACCTTCGGATTGAACACCAGAAGGTTCCGACCGCGATGTTCGACCTGAAGAATCGCACCCTTATCCTCCCTATCTGGAAAGATATGTCGACCGACCTTTATGACCTGCTTATCGGTCATGAGGTTGGTCACGCATTGTTCACACCTGCTCAGGGTTGGCACGGTGAAATCGATCAGCGTGGTATGGGCATCAAGTCCTTCCTCAACGTTCTTGAGGATGCTCGTATTGAGCGTAAGATTAAGGACAAGTTTCCTGGTATTCGTAAGAACTTCTTCGCTGGTTATCAGGAATTGTTCAACAACAACTTCTTCGGCGTTAAGGGATATGACCTCAGCAAGTTGCGTCTCATTGACCGTATCAACCTGCATTACAAGGTTGGTTCCTTACTTGCTGCTCCCTTCAGCGACGATGAGCGTAAGTATCTTGCTCGCGTTGATGCGTTGGAAACATGGGATGATGTTGCTACGCTCGCAGTAGAACTCTACGAACTCGCTAAGTCTGAACCTGAGTATGACTTTGATTCGTCAACGTTCATGGGTGAAATGATGGAAACATCAGGCGACGATGATGCTGCTGGTGATGTTGATAAGTGGATTTCAGAAATGGATTCTGACCAGTCAACTGGTGATAGTGCCGCCGATAGCGATGGTGAAACTGCTGATAAACCTGCCGACGATGCTGATGCTGATTCTGGTAAGAATGCTGCTGGTGATACCGACTCTGACGGTGACACTGGCGAAGACGATGCTGATGCTGGTAAACCTAAAACTGGTGTGAAACTTCCAGGTTCGAACGATGTGCCAGTGTTCGATGAAGACCCTATTTCTATCACTGATCAGATGTTCCGTGAGAAGGAAGAAGAATTCATTGACTCGAAGTCGCGTCCGTATGCTTATGGCATTCTCCGCAAGGTTGAACTCAAGGATTATGTCATTCCTATGGATTGGGTCATTGATAACATGCGTCCTACAGTATACAGTGATCGCTGGTTGACAAAAACAATTGACTATGATACGACTGCCAACGAAGTTTATTCTGACTTCCGCAACAAGAACCAGAAGTATATCAACCTGATGGTGCAGGAATTTGAACTGCGTCGTCGCGCTTCTCAGTTCGCTCGTGCGCAGGTTGCTAAGACTGGTCGCCTAGACGTTGACCGTGTGTGGGCACATAAAATTAGCGAAGATTTGTTTGCTCGTAACACAGTTGTTCCTGATGGCAAAAACCATGGTATGCTTTTGTTCCTCGACATGTCTGGTTCTATGGCATCGAACATGCGTGGCACGATTGAGCAGTTGGTAACTCTCATGATGTTCTGCCGCAAGGTTCGTATCCCATTTGAAGTCTATGGTTTCACCAACAACGGTATGATCACTGACAGTTTCCCCCTAGGAAATGAAATGCGCGACCGTCGCGATGCTGAGGCACGAGCAAGTGGCAAAGAACTTGTCATTGGTGACAACTCGTTCAATCTACTACAGTTCCTTTCCGATAATTGTTCTTCGGGTAAGTTTAATGAGGTAGTTCGCAATCTTCTTATGTGCGGCATGGGATATGATTATCGTATTCGTCGCAAGAATGAAGAAAAATTCTTCCGCAATTCTAATATCATGGGTCTAGCATCGACTCCTCTTGAGGAATCAATCATGGTTGCTCGTTCGATTGCTGACAAGTTTCGTGCTAAGAATCGCGTTGAAGTTTTGAACACTATCTTCCTGACTGACGGTGATGGTGACGGTAATATCAGCATCCAAGGTTCGCGCTATAGTGCTAACCATGTAAATATCACCGATTCTACCACTGGTGCTGTTACGATCGTTAAGTATGATGATAATAATTCGTACCAGATGCAAACTGCACTTCTCAACTTGTATCAGAAGGCAACTGGTTCGCGGACTATCAACTTTTTCATCGCCAGTTACAATCAAAAGTGGGCTGCTAAACGTATGCATAACTCTGCCGCAGATTTCGATACGAAGTGGAAAGAGGAATGGAAGCAAAAGTATTTTCACACTAAAAATTCTTTCGGTTTCAATGACCGCTTCCTGATTCCAGGTGGCGAAGACTTGAGCATCGAGGAAGATGTTCTGGAGTCTGAAGATAATTCTCCTAAGAAACTTCGTCAAGCATTCAAGAAGTTTCAGAACAAAAAGCAGACCAACCGTGTTCTGTTGAACAAAATGATTCAAGCAGTTGCTTGAAAATAATTACCCCGAAACGAAAGAAAGGGCTTGACTTTTTCCACGTTTCGGGGTATAGTGGTTATATTGATTGATGATGTGAGGATATTTTTATGATGAATCGTGATGCTTTGGTTGAGTACCTTTCTAACAACAACACCAACGGTGGTGTTTTCCGTAAACGCGACGTTGTCGCCGCTGCCCAATCCCTCGGTATGAAATATCCTGGTTGGATTTTTCAGCGTGACCGTATGATCAAGCGTGGTACTTATGACTTGTCGCCGCTGATGGCAGGTGCTTCTGCGTCTGTCACACAACTCCCCGTTGCTGCCCCCAAGATGGTCATCCAACCTAAGTTGCAGACTGTCGTTGACAACCTTGTTCCGTCGGTTGATCCGACCTATGTTCCATTCGGTTTCTACAAGGATCTGACGAAGGTTCTGAAGTCTTTGAACTTCTATCCGACGTTCATCTCTGGTCTTTCTGGTAACGGTAAGACCACCATGGTTGAACAGGCATGCGCTAAGTTGAAGCGCGAATGTCTGCGTGTCAACATCTCGATTGAAACTGATGAAGATGACCTGATTGGTGGTAACACCCTCGTTGACGGTAACGTTGTTTACCGCGAAGGTCCAGTTCTCACTGCTATGAAGCGTGGTGCTATCCTCATCCTCGACGAAATCGACCGTGGTTCGAACAAGATGATGTGCCTTCAGGCAATTCTTGAAGGTAAACCATACTTCAATAAGAAGACTGGTGAGACCGTTCACCCGAAGCGTGGTTTCAACGTCATCGCCACTGCTAACACCAAGGGTAAGGGTTCAGACGACGGTAAGTTTATGTCTGCCCAGATTCTCGACGATGCGTTCCTTGAGCGTTTCGCCATCACTGTCGAGCAGGAATATCCCTCGCTGAAGATTGAGAAGCAAATTATCCTCAACAAGATGGAAAAGGTCGACAGTGTTGATGACGAATTTGCCGACAAGTTGGTAACATGGGCGGATATTATCCGTAAGACCTTCTATGAAGGTGGCGTCGAGGAACTCATCTCGACTCGTCGTCTCGAGCACATCGTAAATGCTTTCGCTATGTTCGGTTCGCGTTCTAAAGCAATCGAACTCTGCGTCAATCGCTTCGACTCTGACACCAAGAGTGCTTTCCTAGACCTCTATAAGAAGGTTGACGATGGCACCAATGATGTAGTCGAAAATGATGACGCATATTTCAACCAAATGGAAGAAGTACCATTCTAAGGAGACATAATGACAATTAATTACAAGTATGATGAGGGTGATCTCCTTCGGGAGATTACCCAGTATATTGATGCCACCTATGGTGAGCATTACTCACAGAATCAATATCAGGCAACCGAGTTTATTATCGATGGTGGTCATGGTATTGGTTTTACTGTGGGGAATATCCTGAAGTATGCTCAACGCTATGGTCATAAAGGAACACCTGAAGATTGGCGTAAGGATTTGTTGAAGGTCATTCACTATGCAATCATTGCGATGCATGTGCACGACAAGGAGCAACAGACTAGTATACCCGAAAAATCTGAAAAAGTCAATACTAAAGTCTATGAATTGAAGACCTCGTTGTCGCTTTCAGATACTATTAATATCAACCCAGAATATACGATTGCTCCCAACTGGAATGAATATAACATGGGAACCACTTCTCTATTGACTTCCGACACTATTCCAGGTATAATTGATTTTACTGCAGAAAACAGTAAGAAAACTAAAAAGAAAAAGGACTAATATATTATGAAGATTTCATCCGACACTCTTGCGCTCTTGAAGAACTTTGCAAGTATCAATACCAATATCCTCGTTCGTCAAGGGAATGTTCTTTCCACTGTCAGTGCAGGTAAGAATATCCTCTCTCGCGCAACAGTCGCAGAAACTTTCGACCGTGAGTTTGCGGTATATGACTTGAACAACTTCCTTGCGTTGCTGAGTCTCTGGGAAAATCCTGAGATTGACTTTGAAGAAACAGGTATGTTCCTTCGTGAAGGTAAGTCTGAGTTCGAGTATGGTTATGCTGATCCCAGTGTAGTTACTGCTGCTCCAGACAAGACTCTCGAGATTGATCCATTCTTCGACTTCACTCTATCTGCTGCTGACATTAGCATGGTGCAGAAGGCAGCGAACGTTCTCTCGGCACCAACCATGAGCATTGTTTCTAAGGATGGTAAGGTTACTCTCAGTGTCAGCGACCCAAGCAATCCACGTGCGAATGCGTATCGTAAGGAACTGACTACAACTGATGTTGGTGACTTTGATTGCCGACTCAAGGTTGAGAATCTGAAGGTCATTACTGATGACTATACTGTTGCTCTCGGTCGCAAGAAGGCAATGCATTTCAAGCATGGAACCAAGAACCTTGAGTATTGGTTGGCAATGGAACCATCGTCAGTAGTTTAAGTGGAGATTTAATATGAACAAGTTAGAAATTTCGTTTAGTTCGCGTGTACCTTATAACAATGACGATGAACATCTTAATCGTTCGACGAGTATGGATTTTGATTTAGATCTCAGTAATCCAGAAGAAGTTGTTCGTCAGTTTAATAAGTTTCTGCGTCTTAATGACATTGACATTATTGTATCTGGAGTGGAATAAACTATGGCAGAGAAGTTTAAATTTAAAAATAAGTGGGACGACGACACACGCGAAGAGGAACTGCCTGAGATTGTTCCTGCCGTAGTCTTCAAGACCCGTGTCCGTGATGACTCGATTGAAGGTCCAAACCCATTCCGTTGGGAAGATAAGACAACTTATGATTACTTTGCAGGTAAGCGTGTAGTTCTGTTCTCTCTTCCTGGTGCATTTACTCCAACATGTTCGACCTACCAGTTGCCTGGATTTGAAAAGAACTTTGCTGAGTTTAAGGCACTTGGTATCAAGGACATCTACTGTGTATCTGTCAATGATGCCTTCGTCATGAATTGTTGGGCAAAGGATCAGAAGATCAAGAAGGTCAAGATGATTCCTGATGGTTCGTGTAAGTTTACCGACGCAATGAAGATGGATGTTCACAAGGACAATCTTGGATTTGGTGTTCGCTCGTGGCGTTATGCATGTGTTGTGAACAACGGTCAGATTGAGAAGTGGTTCATTGAAGGTGATGTTGTCGAGGACAACTGCGCCGATGATCCCTATGGTGTAACTTCACCAGAAAATATTCTTGACTGGTTGCGTCAGAACTCGTGATAATTTTACTTACTGGTCATGAAGGTTTTATTGGACGGAATGCTTTGCGCATTCTGTCCAAGAACCACACTGTTATTCCATTCGAAGGTAATATCTGTGAATGGGATATGTCTAATGATTATGGTGGACCAGACGTTGTTTTGCATTTAGCAGCACTCGCTGGTGTTCGTAAGAGTTGGACTGATCCGGAAGGATATTGGAAAGTCAATGTTACTGCATCAAAGCGTATATTTGAATGGGCAGATAGTAGACGATTAAAGACGATATATGCATCTTCCTCATCAGTGTATGAGTGGTGGATGAATCCATATGCTACCAGTAAAAAAGCAATGGAAGAACTTGCACCAGAGGGTTCAACTGGTATGCGATTCCATACAGTCTATGGTCCAGACAGTCGCCCCGACATGTTCTATGATATGATGCTGAACGACAAGGTCGAGTATAAGACTGATCATCATCGTGACTGGACTCATGTTGAAGATGTTTGTTCTGCTATTGAAATTCTATTGACTAATCTAAATTATACGGGTATAGTGGATATTGGATCGAATGAACCGATCTCTGTTAGTGATGTATTAGATGCCTATGGTTATCGAGACATTCCCTTTAAAGATGTTGTTGGTGAGAGACATATTACTCATGCCAACATTGATGAAATGCGGAGACTAGGTTGGTCTCCCAAGTATAACATTATGGAAGAAGTGAAAAATGAACGTATCAAAAGAACAGTTCCTCTGGGTTGAAAAGTATCGTCCTCACAAACTTGATGACTGCATTCTCCCCGATGATCAACTAAAGACATTTCGCGAGTTCGTTGCGACTGGTGAAATTCCTAACATGCTTCTCTGCGGTTCAGCAGGTGTTGGTAAGACTACCATTGCCCGAGCGATCTGCGAAGAACTTGAATGTGACTACATTATCATCAACGGTTCTGAGGAATCAGGTATTGATGTTCTCCGCACTAAGATTCGGGAGTTCGCCTCCTCTGTTTCCTTTGGCGGCAAGACCAAGGTAGTTATCCTTGATGAGGCAGACTATCTAAATCCAAACTCTACTCAACCAGCGTTGCGTGCATTTATTGAAGAGTTCGCAAACAACTGTCGGTTTATCTTCACTTGTAACTTTAAGAATCGAATCATTGCTCCTCTTCACAGTCGGACTGCTGTCATCGAATTTAAGTTGACAAAGGCAGACCGTCCTAAGATGGCAGGTCGTTTCATGAAGCGTCTCACTGACATCCTTGCTACTGAGAATGTGACATTCGATGAGAAGGTTGTTGCTGAAGTTCTCAAGAAGCACTTCCCTGATTATCGCCGTGTCCTGAACGAACTGCAACGATACAGTGTCTCCGGAACTATTGATGAAGGTATCCTCGTCAACGTTCAAGAAGTAAACATGAAGGAACTGGTTTCTTCATTGAAGAGCAAGGACTTTAAGAAGATGCGTAACTGGGTAGTCGATAACATTGACAATGACCCAAATCTTATCTTCCGTAAGATCTATGATACCATTCTTGATGAAGTAAAGTATCCTTCGCAGTTGGTTCTGTTGCTTGCAGATTATCAGTATAAGGCAGCGTTCGCTGCTAACCCTGAGATCAATCTGGTTGCTTGCCTTGCTGAAATTATGGCAGGGATGGAGTGGAAATAATGACTGGAGTGCTCGATGGATTGGGTGCTCCGACTGTAGAATATGATGCTGAGGAGTATAAAGAAAAGAAAAAGGGTATTTCTCCCTTCGATTTTATCAAAGATATAAACTATGAAAAGAAGAATCTGATTGTTGATGACTGGTCTGAGAAACAATACAATCCTTGGATCATTAATCGTGGGTTGACATTCAGTATTGATACTGTCCACCCTGCAAATGAAATGAACTGCCGTCCCCATCTCGATAAGAGCATGCAAAACATGTATCTTATAAATACTATTCGCGCTAGAAAACGTTTTGACAAATGGATCAAAATCGAAGACGATGCCGAAGTGGAGATGGTGAAAGAGTATTATGGTTATAGCAATGACAAAGCTCGCCAAGCACTCACAATTCTCTCTGAAGAACAAAAAAAATATATAAAAGAGAAATTGTTTAAAGGTGGTAAAAAATGAGCGAAGATTTTTTTGACATTGACTTTCCAGGGTATGCACCCTTGGAAGTCAACTTAAAGAATCCTGATGACTTCTTGAAAGTTCGCGAAACCCTTTCCCGTATTGGTGTTGCGTCAAGAAAAGAAAAGATTCTTTATCAATCATGTCACATTCTACACAAGCAGGGCAGATATTTTATTGTGCACTTTAAAGAACTCTTTGCCTTAGATGGTAAAGATGCAGACTTTAGTGACAATGATTTACAACGTAGAAATACGGTAGCACATCTTCTTTCGGATTGGGGATTAATCACTATTCTAAATCCTGAGATTCATGAGGATAAAGCACCGTTGAATCAGATTAAAGTAATTGCGTTCAAAGAAAAGAATGAGTGGGAACTTGTTCAGAAGTATAACATTGGTCGCAAAAAATAATTGACTTTCGTATAAAAATATAGTATAAATAAAAGGTGCCATGCTTCGGATGGCACCTTTTTTAACACTCGCTTA